GTACTACAAGAAAATTTATGACTGATGCAGAGAAAACTTTACTAAGTTCTCTCGGGACTAATGCTATACAATTAGAATCACAAAATCTATGGAATAAAAAAGCGCAAAATGGATATGTAAAATATTCAAATGGGCTATTGATGCAATGGGGAGTAAATGCTGGAGCTGTAGGATTCTCCTCATTATATCTACCTACAAGTTTCTATGACACAAATTATATCGTACAACTAACGGGAGTATCAGCTAATACAACAGAGATTATAGTGTATGCTCCAACAATATATACTAAAACAATTTCTTCATTTCAAGTAGGTACAAGGTATATAGCAAGCGGAGGAGAAATAGCTTGGACAGGTTGGCAGTTTACTTGGTTTGCAATAGGCCGTTGGAAACTTTAAAAATTATAAATTATGAAGTATTGGAAACAAGGATTTTATGATGAACCGGTAGACGGTTCGGTAGAAATTATGGATGAGTATTACAATCAACTATTAGCAGGGCAATCAGCTGGGTTGATTATAGTTGAAAGCAAGAATGGCTACCCAATATTGGTAGAATATGAGTACGACATTGAAGAAGTGCAAAAAATGAAAATATCTGAAATACAGATGTTTGACAAATCGACCGATGTCAATTCTTTTAAAATTGAAGGGGAAAGTGTATGGTTAGACAAATCCACACGTGTTGGATTATTTAACTCAATTTCGATTGAGAAAAATGTAGGGAAAACGCATACAACCCTGTGGTATGATGCAGTGAAGTATGTTATCCCTATACCTAACGCTTTAGCAATGTTGAATGCCGTAGAACTGTATGCACTCAACTGCTACAATGTGACACAATCTCACATCGCAGCAGTCAGATCATTGCAGACAATTGAGGAAATTGAAAACTACGATTATACGATAGGGTATCCGGAAAAGTTGAGCTTTCTGGGATAACCAGTTTTGAAGTTGTATGCTTCAATTTCTTCTTTTGTCTCTAATTGACTAATAGCCTTCGTATGCCTTTGTGTCGTGTCATAACACGCAAGGGTATACAATTCTAACTGTTGTAACATGTCAATAGCTCTTTCGATTGATAAGATAAACTTTATATCACCAATCCAGATACTTGTTTCAGATCGTCCGACTTCTTTCTCAATATTGATTGAGTTCATAAGCCCCACACGGGTACTTTTGTTTAACCAACCGAATACGTCATTAATACTGAATTGATTTACTGTTTCGGATAAATCATAAAGTCGCAATTCATTTAGTTTTTGCGCTCTGGTTTCTTCGATAGTAGCTTCGTGCACAACTAAGATCGGATATCCCTTTTGGCTTTCAGCTATGAGTAGCCCGGCCGATTGTCCTGCTAATAACTCTTGATAATATTCATCCGTTATTTCTACTGAACCGTCTACCGGTTCGTCATAAAATCCTTGTTTCCAATACTTCATGATATTTGTTTTTAAATTATTTCCAGCGACCGATCGCAAACCATGTAAAATCCCAGCCAGTCCAAACGATAGCCGGAGTTGAATTTATTCCACGGGTAAGGAATTTAAAATATGATTTATTCTTATTATTAGGGTCATAACCCGGAGCATACACAAATGATTCACCTGTAACGTTTATCCCTCCAGTAAGATAAACGTTGTAATTAGTATCATAGAAGCTGGTAGGGAAATACAGACTAGTTGTCCCCGTTGCTCCAGCTCTTGTTCCCCATTGCATTAATAAGCCATTACTATACTTGACATATCCGTTTTGTCCCAAATTTTGACTAGCTACTTGAGTTGCATTAGTTCCGAGAGAACTTAGGTGAATTAAACTACATTTTGAGTGATTTCTTTTAAATATTTTTCATTTTGATTTATTTCGTGACAATGCCGTTGATGTTGTGTGTTATATATTATTTTGGCAATGATTCGTCTATCATTTCCTTACTTTTATGCCTATTATTCAACACATTTCTATTTGACGTTTATATTTTAGGATATAATTCTAAAGGTGATATGATTTTATATAATGGTGATAAGGAAATAAAAATCGAAGTAAAGGATGAAAGCTACTCTTATGAAGCTATCATGGGAGAAGATACACTCACTTTGTATTTTTCTCATCCGGGATACTTGGAAATACCGGTTGGCTCTTGGTGTGACTTCTACGGAAAGCGTTATTCTTTGAAGAAGGATAGCAATTTCAAGAAAAACGGTGAACGTAACTTCGAATATACATTGATTCTGGAAACTGGGAAGGCTGATACGATGTTGTGGAAAGTACGCCATACCGTTGACAGAAGTATTAAGTTCTCATATACAGCTAAGGCACACGAACATCTACGTCTACTTGTTGAGAACCTGAACCGTCGGAGTACCGGGTGGAAAGTCGGTGATTGTATCGAGGGAACGGAGAAAGTAATCAACTACAATCACACCTATATACTTGACGCTCTCAATCAACTTGCAGAACTATATGAAACAGAATGGCAGATCACTGAAGAAACTGTGAATGGAAAGCAAATTAAGACTATCCATCTGCGTAAAGTTGAGTATAACAAGGAGAACCCTTTGAAACTGTCGTATGGTAAAGGCCACGGCTTCAAGGTCGGTGTTGGTAGGACTTCTGGGGATATACCACCCGAAATAATTTTGGTAGAAACTACAGATCGCAATATTGATTATTCTACATACGGATCTAAATACCTGTTACTTCCAAAGAATAAGACTCTTGTTTACGAAGGGAGAACGTATAAGACAGATGCGGATGGAACTTGTGTCATGCGTGCTGATAAAGAACTTACAACAGCAAAGGAAGATAGTCTGGACTGTACAGCTATTTATCCTTCCCGTGTTGGTACTGTTAGTTCTGTTATTGAAGTGAACAAGGAGAATAACTTCTTTGACTTTGTAGATAAAGACATTCCTGAAGAGTTGAATTTCGAAGATTGTCTCATAGCAGGAGAAACAATGACGGTTATTTTCCAGACTGGTATGCTTACAGGCAAGGAGTTCGAAGTAAAGTATATCCATGAAGCGAAAGACAAGAAAGAGGCACGTCGATTTGAAATTGTTCCGCAGGAAATTGATGGTATTACTATGCCGGAGCCGGAAGTCTGGCGACCGAAGGTTGGTGATACATACGCAGTGTTCGGAATGCAATTGCCGAAGGCTTATATCTGTAACGATAGCACACAAACGGGTGCGAGCTGGGAAGCTTTCAAGGAAGCTGCTAAATACCTCTATGAACATGAAGATAAAGCATTCATATTTACCGGAACATTGGACGGCATCTGGGCGAAAAAACGCTGGTTACAGATAGGTGGAAAGATCGTGCTGGGTGGATATGTGAACTTCTCCGATACACAGTTTCATCCGGAAGGTTCTCTTATTCGCATGATCGGAATCAAACGTTTTGTGAATAATCCGTATTCTCCCGAAATTGAACTTTCTAACGAACCGGTAGGCACATCTGTTTCAAGTGATCTGAATAAGATTGAGACAAACGAGGTGACGGTTATTGAGAAGCATAAAGATGCACTTCAATTTACTAAGAGACGGTTCCGGGACGCAAAGGAAACGATGTCGATGCTGGAAGATGCATTGTTGAATTTCTCTGGATCTGTCAATCCGATAACTGTTTCAACCATGCAACTGCTTGTAGGTGATGAAAGTTTGCAGTTCCGGTTTGTGAACTCAAAAACAAATCCGGCACAAGTATCTCATAATATTACTTATAATGCCAGCACAAGAATACTGAATGCTCCGGCAGGAATCATCCAGCATTTGACACTCGGTATTAGTACTCTTTCTTCTTCTCACAAGGCAGATGAATATAAATACTGGGATTTGGTTGAATACAATTCTCCGGCACTCACTGATCTTGAAAAGAAATATTATCTATATGCTGTATGCAGCAAAGAGAATCAAACTGGTACGTTTCTTCTAAGCGAAACGGCTATTAAGATGGAGGGCATAGCAGGATATTATCACTTCCTAGTCGGTGTCCTCAACAGCGAGTATGAAGGTGATCGCAGTTTTGTTGAGCTGTACGGATTTACGGAGATTCTGCCGGGACGGATAACTACTGAACAGATAATTTCCCCGGATGGGGAGACGTATTTCAATTTGGCAAAAGGGGAAATAGGCGGAAATATTCAAATTAAAACCGGATCGTCTGGATTGGAAAATCTGTCTGAATGGGAAGCAGCTCACAAAGAAATTGAAGATGCTGGTAAAGCAGCAGAACAGGCCAATAATGCAGTAGAAGGGCTTCATGGTTATGTAGATGGAGTATTTGCCGATGGTATTATTACAGAAGCCGAAGCAAAAGCTATTGAAAAGTATATCAATACGATTAATAATGCTAAAGCTACGGTTGAAGCCACTTATAACAAGCTATACACGAATGTTTATTTATCCGGTTCCGCCAAAACGGGTTTATTGAATGCGAAAGTTACCCTTATGGGGTGTATTTCAGACCTGATAAATGCAATTAATACAGCTATTGACGATGGACTCACAACACCAGAAGAGAAGCAAAACGTTGATGCACATTTCGCCTATTTCAATAGTGCCTATGCTGATTTCAACACAGCCGTAGAATCTGCAAATAGAGCTATTCAGGATAAGCTAAAGGAGTTCTCGGATACCGCTATGAAAGAAGCATTGCAAGCCTTACAAGACGCAGAAGATGCCGGCAAAGCAGCGGAACAGGCAAACAGCGCAGTTAGTGGTTTGCACGACTATGTGGACGGAGCATTTGCTGACGGCATTATCACGGAAGCAGAGGCTTTAGCCATTGAGAAGTATCTAAATACAGTCAAAAATACAAGGGCAGCCGTCGAAGCTACCTATAACAAACTGTACGCAAATTCATACCTGGAAGGTGAAGCGAAAACAGGTTTGCTGAATACCAAAATATCCCTATTTGGTGCTATTGACAATCTTATTGCTGCAATTAATGTAGCTATCAATGACGGGCAGACAACCGTTGAGGAGAAGAGGAATGTAGATGATAAGTTTGCCCTGTTTAATTCTGCCTTAGCTAGTTTCAATACAGCGGTTGAAGTTGCGAATAAAGCTATTCAGGATAAATTGAAAGACTATTCAGATCAGTGCTTCGCTGAATTGAAAGTACTCAATACTCAAATCTCCGCACAGGTGACGCGGGTCGATAGCTTAACGCAGAGGATAGATACTGCCGGATGGATTACCACGGCCGATGGAAATAAAATTTATGCTTCTAAAGAGCTAGAAAGTGGCAATACGCTTATATCTTATATCAACCAGGCAGCAGGTGAAACGACTATTCACTCTTCAAAGATTAACCTAGAAGGTGCTGTTACAATCACCGCATTGCATAGTGACCTGCAGGGAGTGATTAACTCCAAGATCGACAGAGACGGATTAGGTCAGTTGGCATTTGAAGATGCGGTTGAATATGCGAAGTTAGGCACTACCATTGTGGTAGGCGGTTACCTAAATACTGACCTGATAAAGGTTAGGCATATTGAAGCTGTTTCCGGTTTTATTGGAGGATTTACAATTGAAGGTGGTCGTCTTGTATGGACACGTTCTGATTATTTCGGAGGGACATCAAGAAGTTTAAAGCTTGGTTCAGGAACTGCAAAGGAAGGCGTTGTTAATGTGACTTTTAATGCTGCAACTGATGGTAAATTTGGAGTTTGTGCAGTAGGAGCAACAGCTGGAGGAAGTGCGGCCATCTATGGTTCTTCTAAATCAAATCCTACATATCCGAACAATTACATTTATGCAGGTTTCTTTGATGGTAATGTGAATGTATTGGGTGATGTTTCTGCGAATGGATTTTACCCTCGTGATGGGAATGGAAATACTATGGACGTAGTATCAGATATATGGGTATATGGTTTAAAAGACAGCAATACTTTTGGATATAGAGCACATATCGTGAAGGGGATTATTGTAGAATTAAAAAATACATAAAGTTGCAATGAAAGTAAATTTAAACAGAAACTTGCTTGACTTTAGAGGTCGGGAGTTTATTGAATTAGTGAATGGGAAAGAAAGTAAGAAATCTGTCCGTGATTTGGTTGCAGAGGCATTATTTGCAGCTGGTTCTAATCCACAGAAGAATATGGAAACTTCCAAGAAGTTACGAGCATACAAAATGCTACAACAGATTATTAGCAACCGTGGAGTACTTAATATTGAGACAGAAGATGCTGCTCTTTTAAAAGAGATTTGTGGAGAATATCTCACTGCAGGTACATACGGACAAATTTATGATTTAATAGAAGGAGGAAACAAAGAATGAACATCACAGCAACTAACAGTACCGCTACAACTAAGGTTACGGAAGCTATCAGGGTTAAATACAGAATGTCAACCCGTGGCACCGAGGCAGTCAAAGATATTACTGCCGAAATCATTAAGGATGAAACGACTGTCGGATTCTTCAATACATCGCGAAATGGAGTAACCGGCTTCTCGCTACATGAGGATCATGGGCTAACCTCTGGCGAAGTGAAACAAGTATTTCAGACTGCTATTGATGATTGTAGCGAGATATTGAAATGAAGTATTAATATTTTAGATATATGATTATGGATTATTTCAAAAACTTACTTATTGGATTGATTACCGGTATAGCCGCTTATCTGAATCCTATTTCTGGGGAAATCAAAAGTCTTATTGCTGTATTTGCCCTCAATTTCATTTGTGGACTGCTCACCGCACTCCTTATCAATCATGAAAGCTTTTCCTTTAAAAAGGCATGGAGATGCATCGTAGAAGCGACTATTTTCTTTGCCTTGGTTAGCTGCATCTACTTTATTGGTGAACACAAAGGAAATCCGGAAGGTGCGCTACAATGTGTTTCATTTATTACGTATAGCGTTTTTTATTTCTATGGGGTGAACATTCTAAGGAATATCAAAGAAATTCTCCCTAACTCTAGCAATGGTTACAAGGTAGTAGCTTTCCTGCATTATGTTCTAAGTGTTGAGTTTATAAAAAACATACCGTATTTAACGAACTATCTGCAAAAAGGAGGTGCTAAATGATTGAAGTCATGGAGTTTATTTTCCAAGACTTTTGGCATTGGCTAGGAACAGTGATTATGATAGCTGTCATTTGCCATGTCAATTTGATTAAAGTTGGTCCATTAACTAAGAAGGAGGAAAAGAAATGAAGACTATTGATGCAATTATCATCCATTGCTCGGCAACACGTGCCGGGCAAGATTTACGCGCAAAAGATATTGATCGGATGCACCGGGCACGGGGATTCAACCAGATCGGTTATAACTTCGTCATTGATCTTGACGGAATGGTTGAAAATGGTCGCCCGCTATCCATCGACGGGGCGCACTGCAATACGAAGGGATTCTCTGATTCATCCTACAATAAGCATAGTGTTGGCATCTGTTATATCGGTGGCTTAGATGCAGCCGGAAAACCTGCTGATACACGGACGCCCGCTCAAAAAGCTAGTTTGCGTGAATTGGTCGCGAAGCTCTGTAAGGAATATCCTATAATTGAAGTGCTCGGACATCGTGATACTTCGCCCGATCTGGATGGCAGTGGAGAGGTAGAGTCTAGGGAATATATCAAGGCATGCCCCTGTTTCGATGTACGGAGTGAATTTTCTAATTTTCTTCGTAATACAGTGATCCGACCATGAAAGCGCTAATCTATATAACCATATTCCTGATGTCGGGAATATGGTTTACTTCCTGCAAAACTTCTCGTAATATCGAGACGCAGAAACAGATTGACTATTCAGGGGATTTCTTGTATTTGCGAAACTTAATTGAATCACTACGGCTGGATGTGAATAAGCAAACGAAAATTACTACAGACAAACTAAGTGATCTGAAGATTGAAAATACAACTGTTTATCTTTCTCCTCCCGATTCAACAGGAAAGCAATATCCGATTAAAGAAAGTACTACTACTGCATCCAAGCAGGATCAGGAACGAACAGAAGTTGATGAAACATTATCTATTGCCTTGCAACAGTTCTCTAATAGATTGGATTCATTGAGTTATAAAGTAGATGCTATGTTGAATCAGAAAGAAACGGTTCTTGAATTGTCTTGGTGGGATTTGCATAAGGATAAAGTGTATATAGGTATCATTATCTTAATCGGCATTGGCTGGCTTATATATAAAAAGAGAAGGAAGTAGTAGGTAAACATTGTTTCCTTGTATATTGTTATAATATAAATATATTATAAAACATACCCTCTTATTATGGCTAGATCATTTTTTTTACATTTCTTTGCAAAAATAAAAATACCGATGAAAAAGGAAACAATGCAAATTAAGTTTGAAGGTCAAGAACATCAGATTGATTCTAATACACTGATCAACGCGCTTATTCATTATAATACAATTATTGCAGAAGCTAATAAGGAACTTGGTGGAGGAGCAAGAAGTGTATCAGTCAAAGTTAATGCGATAGAGAAGGGATCTTTTGTTATTGATATAGCATTATTGGAGAACGTTATAGCATCCATCTTTTCTTCTGGAAGCGTTGGCTATTTATCGGATTTGGTATCTGTTGCTGGAGGTGTTTTCTCGGCATATAGCTATTTTAAAGGTAAGCCTATAAAAAGTGAAGAAGAGAAAGATACAGCTAAATTAGAAATCAAAATAGAGGGGAATAATAATACAATTGGAGATACAATAATCAATGTGTATAATCAACCTATTGTAAGAGAGGCTATCAGTAAATCCATTGAAACGGCAGATGAAGATGCTAATGTAGAGGGGATGACTATTTCTGTCGATAAGATGAAACCTATTCATTTTGAAAGAAAAGACTTCAAAGAACTTATTTATTCGGATTTCGATACAGAAAAGGAAATTCCAAATGAGGATGAAGAAGTTGTTGATGCTATATTGGTAATAACTAAATTGTCTTTCGAAAAGGGAGCTACATGGCAGTTTCTGTATAATGGATTTAAAATATCTATAATAGTAAAAGATGATGCCCTCATGAAGCATATAGATAGTGGCGCAAGATTCGCAAAAGGGGACTCAATAAAGGTAAAAATGAAAATTATAAAAAAATACAATCCTGAATATAAAGCTTATGAAAATAAGGGATATAAAATCTTGGAATTTATAGAGCATATAACAGCTCCTGTACAAAATAGATTGTTTTGAACAAATTATTATTGTAAGTCGCTTGTCGTCATAATCCATTGCCCCGTCTCTCTGATTCGTTTTTTATTTTACCCTACTCGCATTGTATATTTGAACTTTTCATATCTTTGCAAAAAAAGATCCATAATGAAAGTCAAACATGAATATGCAAGAATGCCGGCCAATGAGGTTTGGAATGTAGTAGTAGCTTATATTAATAAGAACAAGCAGTTTTTATCCTCTACTGGTATTAAATATAACGCCAAGGTCATAATTGATTCTATAGAATACAAAGGTGGAAGGGAAGGAAGTGTTAGAGCCACTGAAGGAGAGACTATCAATAAGAATCAATTTATTTCCGCATTTAGGCAAGTCCGTGATATGGAATGTATCAATACCCAAAATGTCAAACCGTATATTGACAGAAAGCAAACTCCATTTATTGGCTTACTAAAGTCTACTAGAATTATTGAGTAAAATAGAATTATGGCACATTTTAGAAATATAAATGATGTAAGGATTCTTTCCGATATTAATCTTTATAGTATGTTAGAGAAAAAACTGGAATGGGATAAAGCAGGTGAAAAGGCAAAAATGACTGTAAATGGTTGTTCTATTTTTGTGTTTGTTTCTATTGAAGATAAGTTGGAATCTTATTTGGGATGTGATATAACTTTCAATATTTCAATAAGTTATGAAAACATACAGATAGCTACAGAATTTGCAAAACGAATACGAGGTGTTCATTTATCGAAGATAAGAAATTATCAATAATATTGTTCTTAGTTGAGCTTTTTTGCGACATCGTTGACTGATAAATGTTGATTAAAGGATTTTTAATACTAACCTATGAAAAGGTTCTGATACTGCATTATTTACTCCAATAGGAATGAGCCTCGACTAAGTGTAGTCGGGGCTTTTTAATTATTATTTGTCGTATATAAAATAATCATATATATTTGTCCAAATAAAATTGATATACTATGGAATACTTAGATGAATTTAAGGAATTTGTAAATTACTGTAATCAAAATGGTAAATATGTTGGTTGGGGAAACCCTAACTCTAAAATACTAATAGTGGGTAAAGAGTCTGCAATGGAAGAACCTGATGAGTCTTATAACAGCAATGCATCTATGTGGGATAATCATGTTAGTAATGATACAATTATGGAGTTATGTCATAAAGTAGAACAAGATGTTAACGTAGCAAAGGGGTGGGGTGTAAATACTTGGAGCAAGTATCAGAGATTAAAAGATTATATCTATGGCAGCGAAGGGTTTCACAATCGGTATGTTGATTTCCCAACTCAAATATTTACTACCGAGATAAATGATACCCCTAGTCTCCGAACTGCTCAAGCCGATAAAAGTGGAATTTCCTCACGGAAAGAATTATTCCAGGTATCCTCCTTTATTCAAAAGTTTTCCTGTGATTATATTAGCATGTTCTAATTATATTCAGAATAATGACAATATTCGCGAGATAGATAAGATTTTTGGTGTCACTTATGACGGTGATGATGTCGGTAGATTTTTGTTTAATAAAGGGAATTGGTTTTATACTCATCATGATGCCAGTGGTAGAAAACTTGTAATCCACACTCGTCAGCTAAGTGCGGATGTAAAGGATGATATGTTAAAGGAGATGGCAAAAATAATAAAAAAACATTTGGAAAGGCATGTTTGATTTATTAAATCGCTATAATAAACAGGGATGTTTAAAATTCACAATTGATGACAATTTGAATAGAGAATGTGAGAAGGCTCAAATTCCTGATGATTGTTGTGGAGTGTATATTGTATATGGCTATTTTAAAGGGACGAAGGTTCCAGTTTATATCGGAAGTTCAGGGCATATAGAAAATGGAAAGACAGTGCATCGCAAAGGAGGACTAAAAAGACGAATAATTGGGAAGCAGCAAAAGACTCCTAGATGGAAACTGTGGCCTGAAAAAATGCGTGCGCTATCTATCTTCGAATTGGAAATATGTTGGTATAATACAGAAAATGACAATCCGTTACTAGTAGAATACTGTTTAATATTGGAGTCTGTTATACAAAATAAAAGATTACCTCTTTGGAATAGCGAATTAAAATTGAGTAGGGAATTGAAAGGTGAGTTTGAAGATTTTGTAAACAATAATAATATTGAATGTTTAAAAATATAATATGGGAAATAAATGCGATCATAACTTCGTTCTTGAATTATGATATTTTTGTTATTAACTTAAATAAGTCTCCAGTATGAATAGAATTATAATTATTGGTAACGGTTTTGATTTAGCTCACAATTTAAAGACTGGATATAAAGATTTTATAAATGATTATTGGGATACTGTTGAAGAAGGGATTTATGATAAATACTGGCGGTTGTTAGACCAACAATATGGAGGGGGCAAACACCCTCTTAATGACTATGAAGATCAGTTTATAAAAATTGGAAAAGAATATGATAAAACCGGAGTTAATAAAGTTTGTTCTTCTTATAAAGAAGATAGTCCTTTATGGAAATTGCATACACTAATTGATGAGCATAATAATGATCCTAGTTCAAATGTGACAGTTACTTTAACGTTCACAAATCATTTTTTTGAGCGTATATCTCATCAATGTTCTCTTGTGAATTGGGTAGATATAGAAAATGAATATTATAAGGCATTGAAAGAGCTACTTCAAGAAGAAAATTACCAAAAGCAAAACGAAAGTATCCATACGCTTAATAAAGAGTTTGATAGTGTAAAAAGATTGCTAGAAAAATATTTAACTAGGATTACTGAAAACACAGAACTGAAAAAACATCAATCTATACAAGATGCTTTTTCAAGTTATGTAGAATTTGAAGAAGTTGCCACTTGTAAGCAAACTGCATTTATTAACTCTTTTTTTTCTAATATGGATATACGTTTTGATTTTGACATTGACCGGCATGGAGATCTTTCATATAATGAATGCTTGACAAAGGATGAAGAACTGAGGTACTATATTGATAAGAAACTTAATAATGACAATTTTAAAAAAGAGAATCTTATACCAAACACCTTGATTCTAAATTTTAATTATACAAAAACGGCAGAAAAATTATATATTAAAAATGGAAATGACAAGATTATTAATATTCATGGAGAGCTTAACAATGAAAATAATCCCATTATATTCGGATATGGTGATGAGCTAGATGATGATTATGAAAGAATAGAGAGATTACAGAATAATGATTTTCTAGAGAATATTAAATCTATACGATACCATAAAACAAGAAATTATAGAAAGCTTTTGGAGTTTGTTGCATTAGGTCCATATCAGGTCTTTATAATGGGGCATTCTTGTGGAAACTCTGATCGGACATTATTAAATACTTTATTTGAGCATGATAACTGCCTATCTATTAAAGTCTTTTATCGACAGTACGAAGATGGGACAGATAATTATATTGATATGATAAAAAATATATCTCGTAATTTTAATAATAAGCCTAATATGCGTGATATAGTTGTTAATCGAGAAAGTTGTTCTCCTTTGGTGCCTGTAAAAAAAGAGGTAGCCGAATAAGCTACCTCTTTCAATTATAAATAGTTTTTTCCCAGTCATCCAACACTGTTACATCCCACCGAGGAAGATCCGGATTAATATAGGTTACAGACCTACCATACACAGAGAAACTTTTTCCAATAAACTCGTCGATAGCTTCATCTTCCCCTTTTTGAAGACAGATATTCATAAAAACATGCATTTCATTCCAGTTTGTAGGCCCAATGAACAAAGATTCAATGAGCCTACCTTTAACTGGAGCACCGATAACCTGGTCTTTTATCCGCTCAATGAGAGCAATTGCTTCTTCAAATGTCATACTTGTAATTTTAGAGCAAAGATATAAAAAACAGATGCCCTCTCCCCTATCATATAAAAGCTATTTCAATCTGTGGAATTTCAGTATTACATATTTCAATTCTATTAAGAAAGATATTTTTGTAATTCTTCGATTGCCTGTGATGCACTTCGGACTACCACATACTTATTACGACATGATTCCGCTTGTTTTTGAAACTCCTTCTGTTCTTCTGACTGTTTCCCTACCCTCGTTTTAAACTCTATGCAGAGAGAAGCAAAACCCTTTTGGGGAATTAGTACGATCACATCAGAAACACCTGGCTTTACTCCTTGACGTTTCAGGTTAGCAGCTTCCCGTACATGACGACTTCCACCATTCGGAACGGCAAATATAAGTTTGTCAGGTATATTAGGAAAATATAGAGGAATAAGTTTAAAGAACTCTGTTTGTATGCGAGCTTCCTCGTTATTATGTACTTCTTTTGAACGTGGAGGATTACGCTGATCTGCATAACAATTATAACACATAAAGCCGGTATCGGTTTTAATAACCGACACCGTTTCCTTTCCACATAAAATACACTTTTCTTTATTCATTTTTAATATTATTTTCTAAAAAACATATCTCCCGAAATAGATCGGGCTGTATCATCACCAGTTAGCCGTATGTATCGGAAAAAATTCTGTTCGGTCCGATGCCCGGTGAGTTTCATTATCTCCAGTGTCTTCATCCGGCCGGTGAGATACATATTCGTTGCCGCACTTCTTCTCGCTGTATGACTACTTATCAACTCCCATTTTTCACGAGTAACAGTAAACAGCTTTCCACCTTTGGTATAAGAAAAAGTAATTAGATCGTTAAGCCCGATTTCTTTCATTATCACTTTCAAATACTTGTTGAAGTACTGGATGCACAAACCAGAAGGAACCTGACCACCATACTTTGCGAATATCTCTTTTATATAATCATGTGCCGGGACCTTGACATCCACATTGGTTTTCTTTGTTCGGATCATAATATAGTTATTTATAAAGTTTTGACTTGTCAACCTTGAATAGTCGGAATAACGCAAAGCAGTAAGGCATCCCAATACAAACATGTCTCTAATTCTCTCCTTTGCTTTCCGCTTATCCTGCCCTACAAACTTGTAGTAGTAGATACGGGTAATCTCATTCATTGAAAGAAATACTGCATTCGTAGGCTCACATTTCAAATCAATTTCATCATAAGTAACATCTACTGCATAATTGTATTGCGAAGCTCTACGAATAAGAGTCTGTATTTTTAGAATATATCCTACAATGGTATTATGTCGTAACCCGCAATCTTCAAGATAGACTATGAAATCATCAAGAAATTCAGCCGTTACCGAGTTGGTGAATATGTCACAATCAAACTCCAATGAAAAGTTTTCAATGTGCTTTATTATCGCATCATAAACGGCTGCATAGTGTTCAGACTTGCGCCTGCTGCGCTTTTCTAACACATCCCGGATGAAGTCGGTGAAGAATACTCCTTCTAATGGCTTCTCCTGACGGAAGTGATTAATGTAGTCCTTTCTCGCTGTGCGGGGCCGGACAGGTTGTGATAATTGTAATGCTTTGGTAATATCATTTTAAAGGGTTAATTACTTTTTTTCATATTTATCAATTCGGGATTATCATGGATATTACCAATCATAATAGTATCATCCATTCTTGTAAGGTCAGATTGCCCGAAATAGAATAAATTTCGACCATTAGAAAGTTGAAAACGACAATTATCATATAGGATAATAGCTGTATATTCTTCTGGTTCAAAACCAAATGTAACAGTGTGAAGAATATCCCCTTCATAGATCTCCATCCCTTTCTTGTCTAATAACCCGGTGAATTGTCCTGTTGTATTCAGAATAACTTCATACCGAATCATGTTCCATACGGCAGCTTTGTCCGGGCATATATATGCCTTGCCGTTTAGCAGAAGCAAACTGCCATACAACCATTCATGAATCCCAAATCTAGATTTTCCTCTAAATTTAATTGTTCTCATTATATTCTTTTTTGATTGTTGTTATACGTTTATTTTTGCACGGGAAACACTCCCCAATTTTCCGCCTTCTTCCATCCATGTTTTATAGCATTTATCACAAAGAGAGTTGCCATATCCTGAAACATAGCGTTCGCTCCCTTTGGGTATTGATTCAGCGCATATAAAACATTTTGTATCTTTTCGGGCTACTTTCTTTGAGAAAGCATCTTCGCCTTGTCTTTTTGCATGATAAGCCATATTTATTCCTTTCTTATTTGTTATTAGTCAATTGGTAATTTCATAAAACACATCCAGATTGTTTTGCTCTGTCTTCCTGTTGTATGTCCGAAAAGAGGTTTAAATGGGATAACAGACAAAACTTCCACAGCTTTTATTTCGCTTTCGTTCCACTTGAATATCAATGTACCATTTGGTTTTAAGACACGCATACATTCATCGAAGCCCGCCTTTATCACTTCCTGCCAATTTGTAGGGAGTTTACCATACTTCTTTGCCATCCATGAAGTTTCTCCAAGAGTTTTTAAATGTGGCGGGTCAAATACAACCATGTAGAAAGAATCGTCCTCAAACGGAAGGTTGGTAAAATCAGCTATTACATCCGGCTTTACCTCTATGGTTCTGATTTTATCTCTATCCTTGGCCGTGACGGTTTCACTACGCTTGTCAATAAATAAAGTGTTCGGATTATGCTTATCAAACCAAAACATCCGGCTACCACAACAGGCGTCTAATATGATTTTCGTTTCACTCATTTCTATTCTTGTTTTGAGCTATGCGGTAAACGAAGAATCTACCGCATAGCTGATTTATCATTTATTTCTTGCCGCTTCTAAAACTGGAAGATTTGTCTCCGTTGGTATGTATATCACAGTTTTATCATTCAGATTGCTTTGTTGACGTACCCACAAATATTGGATATATGCGGGGGTAATACTTCCATTTTCAATTTTAATCGCTTCGGCAGCATCTTTAGCACGTTCGATTTCAGCTTGGGCGTTCAGCTTTTCAGCTTCCAGATTTGCTTTAGCTTCTTCAATCCTTATTTTACGGTTTTGTTCTGCTTTAGCAAATTCAGCCTTTCCAGACATTTCTTGCTGCCAAACGTTATAATAAGGGATGGTAACAAAACATCCTACAACAATTGCGACAAATACGATAGCCGCCAAAATTCCAAGTTTATTCATAATCTAATATTGGGTTTTATAAAGCCGCCCAAGGCTTATTAGTTTATTATTATTATATTTGCAAAAAAACAAATATATGTCAACAATATATCGTAATAGAACAATCCGCCCTTCAAGTAGACTTGAAACATCTGTATCTTATAAAATCAATACAGAGAAAGTCACGACAAATGATACATTGGTTATTACCATTAACCATGAAAGTGAGAATTTTAGTAAAGAATTTACTTTTTCAGGAGAGAAGGTTGCAAACCGTTCCTCAATACACTTCAGATATATTAATGGAGAAATTATTTGGTCACCAGTTCAGCCTGATTAGATTCATATCTTTGCAGACTTAAATTATTCATCATCATAATCAGTATCAAAGATACGTGCAACCATATCGACGATATTTTCTTCAATATCCTCGGTAGAACCAGTTACAGCATTAGCTATATTCTTTTTCTCCTGGATGATTCGATAAACCTTCTCATCTATCGTCCGACGGCCAAGAAAATAGTAACAGGTTACAGAATCCTTTTGCCCGATACGGTGTGCCCGGTCCTCACATTGACAGCAGTCTGCATACGTCCAGGGAAACTCAACAAAGGCTACATTGCTTGATGCTGTAAGGGTAAGACCTACACCAGCGGCTTTTATTGAGCAAATGATAATATCTGCTTTCGGGTTGTTCTGAAAAGCGTCTACGGCTCTTTGCTTCTCGTCCTGTGAGTCTCTTCCGGTAACAGATACGGCAGTGGGAAAGTAACGTTTCAGTTGATCTACAACTTCATGAAGCGAACAAAAGAGAATTATCTTCTTTCCATTCTCCCGGAAGTCTTTCACAAATTCAATCACATCACGTACTTTGCCGCGAGCGGAGATCTGCCGTAGAATATTGATACGTACCATCACTTCACCGCGCATTGCCTTAGCTATCTTATCGTCGTCAGCGTCCTTGTATTTCTGTAGATACATAATAAGGTCGCGTTCTGCATCCATATACTCTTTTCGATTTGTGATTTCGCAAGTATTCACCTGCCGTATTTTATCGGGAAGATCTGTGAGGACAAGTGACTTTTCACGACGAAACATACAGTACTTCCATAGGTTAAAATTCAATTCTCTCAAATTTGATGCTTCTCTCTGTCCGGAACAGTATCTATCAACAAATGGTTTATATCCACCGAAATCGTTCATTCGATCTAAAATAGCCAACTGCGGAATCAAATCTTTAGGCCGATTTACCACCGGTGTTCCCGTCAATTCAATAACCCATTCTTTGCCGGTACAAATACCTTTGCAAAACTTAGCCTGCTGGGTTGATGCAGATTTGCAACGATGGCTTTCATCAATGATAACAGACTTGAATAAATTGATTGAGTTTCTAAATTCCACATCTCGCAGCGTCCAGCCTTCAGCTTTCTTTATACGTTGTACAAAGTACTTCTTTAATGATTCATAGTTAACAATAAATACCTGGTGCATTCCTGTCTGAAAGAAAAAAGTCCATGTATCACGTACCTTGTCGGTTAGGATCATCGCCTTTTTATCCGTAAACTTCTCCCATTCACGTAGCCAGTTGATTTTTAATGATGAAGGGCATACAACAAGACAAGGAAAAGCGTCTGCGAGGTTAATTGTTGCTATACTCTGTAATGTCTTCCCCAAGCCTGGTTCATCGCAATTCATAAATCGTTTAAGTTGCAAACCACGTGCAATACCTTTAAGTTGATAAGGATAAGGCTGAATTTTCAAATTGTGCGGAACGGTTAAATCAGGTAATTCCGGAATATCATAAGCGATATCCTCCTCCTTTTTTTCTGTACCATTTACCCAATTGATATTCTCAAATTGCCGTATTTGATAAATCATTCTTTCAAGGTCAACTCTACTCCGAGCTGGAATTATCCAAACTTTTTTTGCACCGTCAAAACGTCTTCCGGGAATTTGTCGGACTCGATCTACAATAGAAGGTTTATACTTGAATGATAATTCAAAGTTATCTCCTTTTAATTCAATATTCATGATTTAGAGTATTTTATAGGGGGATAATTTCCCCCTATGGTGATTGTAAGTTATGCGGTTGCGTCAAGAGGTGCAGGAGCATCTATCTGTTTTTTTCTTCCTTTTTTCTTCGGCTTTTCTTCCACTATGATAGCTTCTTCTGGTTCATCGGTTTCGAAATCAAGACGTTCTTGTCTAATTCCCCATTTTTCTTCAAATAGGTAACTTTCTACTTCAGCATCACATGCAGCTGCATCAATGCTTAATTCTTCGTAGTAGGGATATTGTTCGTCAAGGAGAGGAACGAAGATTTTCAAGTCAACGACTTTGCCGGACTGAAGAAGTTTGGATCCCATGATAGTTATTCCGGAAACCCCATCGACACTGTCATTCGCATAACCTGTAATGATATAATTTTCTAGTGTCTCTGCATATCCCGGAGAAGAAAAGCTATCCTTGTTGATATTAGAAGCCTCTGGCTGTTCACACAATACGACGAGATGCAATCTAAGTCGAATAAACGCCTCCCTTAAATCACAGTGAATGATCTGATCACAGCTCTTGTTTATTACATTTGTGTAGTTTGATTCAGAAAAACGCTCATTGTACACTACATTCAGCCGATCTTTCTTAACGACTGCCTTTTTGATCTCATTTTTTACTTGTTCCATAATCTTCTTTAGTTGATAAAGTGATAATACTAAACGTTGATACAACTCCCATGACGGCAGCCGTAGTTATTTCTCTTGATGTTGCATCTTCTCTTTGAGAGAAAGATAATGCTGTAAACAGGCCGATAACGGCCAGTCCGATTGTGATTTTTTTCAGGGTTCTCATAATGATTACTTTTTATTGTTATACATACTGGCCATTTTCATTTCCTCTTTTGCTTTACTTATCACAGTTACGCACCATGATAATTGATGTGTTGCCGTCCGGTTACAACGTTCGCACCAATCGACGAGGTATCGTTCCTCCCGACATAAAGAACTGATTAGGGCATTTATCGCTGTTGCTGTCGCTTTCGCATTTTTAGCTGTATCAACGAGCGTTTGCATAACCTCGGACTTCATTGTCTCATTAAGCCAGTATTTCGAGTCTGCAAGCAGTTTACCGGAACGGGCAACATATACAGCTAAATCATTGCCACGTTGTACAGCTTCTGCCGCATCTTCATTCATAGTAATATTGAGAAATGAATCTATATTGCTTAATTCAGCCAATATCTGTTCTTTTGATGTAATAAGTAAATTCATATTATTTTTATGATAAAATATAATCAGACCATCAATTGCCACCATTTGAAAGCAAGGTCCTCGTATTTCTCTTTCCCTCTGATATATGAAGGATGGCTACGATCGGTGACAAAATGCTTGAATATTTTGCAATTCTTTTTTGAGATTGCATAAATGAAATCCTGTTCACTTCCTGCAATATCCATATACCAGGCACGGGAACGATCCCAATCGAAAAAATCAATAGCTTCATCGAACTGCGCTTGGGATTCCGCAAAAGTCGTTTTTAAATCACCTCCAAAGTTGAAAGCAGATAGCCACCAGTCCCACTTACACCGCGTATCAAGGTGATAAGCAAAGTTCCCGTAATAGAACTCCTGCTGCCTATTAACCATAAACCTTTGTGTGTCAGACTGTGTCAATACAACAGCTAAGAACTGGTCTTTCTCCGCTTCCTTTCGGAGAGCTCTACGCATCTCAAGGCCTAATTCAAACTCTTCTTGTGTATATACATAATCATCTACCATCAGCTTGTCATACCGAACACGGTCATTCTCTGTGATAAGAGCATCTACAAGCGTACCAAATTTGAAAGCTTTCTCTTTATCCCCGTATTGAACACGGGGATAAAGATAGTTTTTGAGCTCTGTCAGATCTGAATTGCTGACTTCTGTACGTGAGTAATATGAATCAGGATTTGACATAATTATTTAGCTTTTACATCCGCTTCGTAACGGATGAATTGTGATTCGATATGCTTTTGATCTTTGCTATTTGCCTGTTTCTCGCAATAGGTAATCATCTTTTTAAAGATTTTCTCCAATTCCTCAACTGGTAGAGCCTTACCTTCGTTTAGCCACCACATCTGAAATACTTCCAAATATCCTTGTAGGTTAACTATGACAATCTTTTCTTTCACCTTGGCGTTTGTCGGTGGAGGTGCAACAGATGCAGCAGCACCAGCAAAAAGACTACCGATGGTACTTTGTTGAGCCTTTAGTGCAGCCTCTTGTTTTGCTGCTTCTTCCTCTCTCTTTATCTCTTCCATTCTTTTAGAAGTTGCTTCAATTTCACGCTGCTTGCGTAATTCTTCCGCTTTTGCTGCTGCTTCCGCATTTGCCAAACGAAGCTGTTCCAGTTCTGCCAACTCATTACGTTTAGAAGGAATACGGTCAATAAGGTCTTGCTTTACATTTAAGATTTTAGCCTTATATTGCTGGGCCAATTGCTCATATCTACCCTGTAGAATATTTCGACGAATTTCCTTTTTTGTTTCTTGACTGATATAGTAAGTCGCTGAATCCGCACTAAATTTATCAAAATGAGATTTAGGATAATCGGTCTGAAAAACTGTAATTCCTATAACTTCGCGATCGAAGTTCTCATGTGTCAAATTAGAGAAGATAGCCTGTAATTCAGAGACTTTACTTGAAAGATACTGGTTGAAATAAGAAAGAAGGCTATTCTCTATTGTCTGTTGATAGTTTGCTTTCTCTGTCTCAATTCTAGCTCTCTGCTCTGCTTCTTTCTTTCTCCTCTGCTCTTCTTCATACTTATACTTAGCATACTCATTGCGTTTTACTACAAGCTTGCCGGGGATTGTAGTAGAATCCTTAGGATCAATCTCTTTTTCTTGTGAAGTAAAGAAAGAACGCACTTTATCGAATATCTGCGTAATAGGTTTACGCCGTTCATCCATATTCTTTAGAGTGACATTTACTTTTTTCAGATAGTCAGCTGCTGCCTGGTCTATTGTTTCATTCATGCCTTCTCCTTCGATTGTATCAAGAAGAGCCTGCCCTGCTTCATTGCATTTCTTGACTGAACTGGAATTCTTACCAATGGTATCAGGAAAAGATGAAAGAATGCTCTTTACTTCGTCTATTTTGATTAATTCTGTTGCCATAATCGTTTTCTTAAATTGGTTAGTAATAGCTAGAAGCCTCCGTCTGCATCATCGTCAGATACTTCCACTTGAACGGGTTCCGGAGCGTCTAATTGTTTTTCTTCCCCAAAAGGTATTTTGGTATCATCTGCAGAGGCTACAGATTGAACAGGCTCATTAACCTTTTCTTCATCAACAATGCCATAATCGATAACTTCTTCATCTTCCTGTTCTGTCGCCATCATAGTATACTTTCCGGTACGCACCTTGGGGTAAGCATCAAAAGCGTGCTTAATCATCTTATTTTCTAAAAAGCCAGGATCAATGCCGCCACCATTCGAATAGTACAGATCATTAGCTTTGCCCTCTACTCGTTGTCCATCTTTGTAGTATGAGTTGTTTTTTTGGGAAAAATCGGCATAAGGCGCAAAGAAAAGCAAAGTTCTACATAAATAAATGCAGGTCAGCATCTTGTATGCAGGGCGGGTTGAAGCAGGCTTCGGCATAAAAAGCCTGAAAACACCCCTTTCGGACAAAGTTCGGCTACTAAACAGCTACCGGTTCCGAAACGGGGTATATACGGCATAACAAGTTCTGTTTCATCGCTTTGCCTTGTTTTGCATAGCTCTTGGTAAGAAATAAGTAACTACCTTTAGAAACGAAAATTTTAGAGTTATGGAAACAAAGAGAAGTACGTTTGCGACCTCGTTCTACATCAAGAGATCCGCAGTGAGAAACCGGGACGGGAAAGCCCCCATCATGGTGAAAATCTCCGTTGACGGCGATGACAAGGCAGTGGGAACCAAGCTGTTCGTCACTCCCGACCTCTGGGAGAACGGCAAGGCGAAAGGCAAGTCCGCCGAGGCAAACGAGATAAACGGGCAACTGAAGGAGGTCTCCGCCCGGCTCACCAACCACTACCACCGCATCCTCCGGGAAGAGGATTTCGTCACAGCCGAGAAGCTGCGCAACGCCTTCCTCGGTGTCGGCGTGATGGAGAACTGCATACTGAAGGACTTCGGGAACATGAACCGGGAGTTTGAGGCGATGGTGGAGAAAGGGCAGCGAGCCAAGTCCACCTACAACAAGTATCTGGCTGTTTACAACCATTTCAAGACCTTCCTTTGGGAGAAGAAGAAGCGCACCGACATGGCTTACAAGGAGCTGACCAAGGAGATCATCGCCGACTTCGACAAGTACCTGCGGGTGGAGAAGGGATTGAGCGCCAACACCCTCTGGATATACACCATGCCCCTGCTCAGCCTGACCGACAAGGCGTGGCGTCGGGGCATCGTCCGCACCGACCCCTTCGGCGAGTACAGCCTTGAGATGCAGGAGACCGACCGGGGCTATCTCACGGAGGAGGAGCTGCGCACCTTGGCTAACGCCGTGTTCGTCAAGAAACAGACCAACCTCGTGCGGGACATGTTCCTCTTCGGGTGTTTTACCGGGCTTAGCTACATTGACATAAAGACGCTCACCCATGACAAGATACAGCGCATGGACTTCGACGGCGAGGAATGGATCATCACCCGGCGCACCAAGACCCGTGTGTCGAGCAACGTCCCCCTCATGGAGATTGCCAAGGAGCTGATAGAACGTTACAAAGGGCTTGCCGGAGGCGACCTCGTGTTTCCCATGCCCAGCAACAGCGTGTGCAACAGGCACCTCAAACAGATAGCCAAAGCCTGCGGCATCCACAAGGAGATCGGCTTCCACCTAAGCCGCCACACCTTCGCCACGACCGTCTATCTCTGCAACGGCGGCACCATCGAGGCGCTCTCCAAGATACTCGGGCACAAGCACATTTCCACGACCCAGATCTACGCCGAGGTGACCAACAGGATGGTAAGCTCCGATTTCCGGGCGATCTCCGGCAACCTCGCCGCCATGCAGCGGAGCGTGCTGGAGAAGAAGGACAGGAAACAGGACGGGAAGCGGGTGCGCCGCTCCCTCCGGGAAACGGCTTGACGCCTTCCCCGGCGCAGAATGCGGCAAAGGCAGGAACTTCCGATGCGGTGTCCCTGCCTTTGCTGCATTTCCCGATGCACCCCCCCGTGCGTTTATGTTGGACTTTTCCCCCGTTTGCGCTTTGGGCGCATGTCCACGTAGTTCTCCTCCAGCATACGCAGCAGATCCGACTGGCGGTAGAGCGTCTTGCCCGGCAGCGATATGTACGGGATCAGCCGTTGCGTGCGGTAGTCCTGCAACGTTCTCGGCGTGATGTGCAGCAGCCTGCACACGTCCTCGCCCGTGAGATAGACCTCGCCGTTCATCGCTGGGCGGAAGTGCGCCGTCACCGTGTCGAGGTACCTCATGCCCTCTTCCAACGCCTCGAAGTACGCCCGTACCTCCTCCGTGTCCCTTGTGATCACTTCCATCTCACTCGTCCTCCGTCATTTCCCGGCTCATGGCTTCCACGAACGCCTCCACGTCCTCCGTCCGGTAGTAAATCTTGTGGTTGATCTGGCTGTACGGCAGCAGCCCCCGGTCACGGTAGGTCTGCAATGTCCGCTTGCTGATGCCCAGTTTCTCGCACACGTCCGCCCCGTCCATCCAGTTCATCTTTTCGGGCGGGCGGTAGCGGGCGCAAAGCTCCCTCACGTGCTGCGAGAAGCTGCCGAACCGTTCCTTCATCTCCTCGAAGGTCTTTCTCTCGATGCTTACTATTTCCATTGTCCCGATACGTTTTTATTGTTATACTTCCCTGCAAATATACCGGTCTGTACATGTCCGTGTATCAAAACCGTACCGCTTGTCCTCGTTTTGCTTCACGCTTGTAGCCTTGTCACGCTCCGGGCGGTGAAAAGCAGGGAGAAGCTCTACATATCCGCACGCCCTTCCGCATATTTTCCGCCCCTTCCGCTTGCCGTGTGCCGGACATTTCGCATATTTGTAACCGACCAAACATCATCACTATGGACGAGGCTGTCTTTATCGCTCAATACACCTTCCTTGCCACTCCTGCGGTCATCGAGGAGGAGAGCCGAATCTTGGGCAAGATCGCACGCCGCCTGCGTTGCGAGTACGTCATCCGTTTCGAGGACGACGGCAAGTTCTATTTCCTGCTGGAAACCCGTTCCGGCTACGAGGAGCATTTCGCCCGGTGCGGCTGGTACGTCGTCAGCCAGACCGACTTCAACAGCCGCCTGACCATCGGCATGGGCTTGTACGAGAGCGGGAACTTGGCGGGCTTCATGTACAGGCTCGATTCCGGCAGCGAGGACGAGGCACGTTTCTGGAACAACATCCTTGTCTTCACCTTCTTCAACGGTTTCCGCAAGGCGTTCTTTCCGCTCGACAACCGCTTTCAGGGTTTCTTCCGCTTGGACGGCAGCTTGTGTTTATACCTTTATGACTATTGCCCCATCCGGCGGAACGACAAGATCACCTTCGAGGGGAAGAAGGTGTCGAACGCCGTCTGGCGTTTCAAGAGCGGCGAGCAGACCGACCTTTTCGTCAAGCTCTTCTCCATCGCCGCCAGCCGCATTCGGGCGATTCAGGAGAACAGGCACCGTGCCGTGCTGGTTCCCGTCCCGGCATCCACACGGGAGAAGCACCGCACCCGGTACGAGGCGTTCTGCCGCAAGCTCTCGGCGGACATGGGAGTTGCCGACGGGTACGGGGCGATAACCGTCGCTTATGACCGGGCGCAATACAAGGGCACGCACGGGAACGGAGACCGCACCGCCAATCTGGAGTTCCACCCCGAACGGTTCAGGGGGAAGTGCGTCTTGCTTGTGGACGACGTGCTTACTACCGGGGCTACTTTCATAGCGCTGCGGCGCAAGCTGATAGCGCATGGGGCAAAGTTCGTGATAGGTATGTTCCTTGCCAAGACAATCGCTTTCGAGGACGAGCGGAAGGCAGAGGAAGGAGGATAGAAACGGATGCGGATAATCCGGAGAAGCGGCGTACATGTTGGTATATCCACATGCGTCCCTCTTTGCAGGTTATCGTGAATGGTCTAACTCGATGTACCAGCCTTCCTTGACGGGCTTGTATAGCGTGGTGTCGTTGTATGTCCTTCGGTAGATCTCGTTCAGATCGCCGTGTTCGGTGATGCGGATGTTCCGGCGGCTTCTCAATCCGGGATCGTAAACGAAACTCTTGGATGTTCCGGCATCCACGATGCCGTGGGAATAGTACGGCATAACGAGGCTCACATATACCGAATCCGCCGTTTCCCATTCCCTACGGTCAACAAGGACAAGACCGCATCCAATCTCTGACAACAGGGAGTCGAGCAGAAGTCGGTCCGGCTTCAGCAGCCCATATACCGGGAGGTCTTCTTCGTCATTCGTTTCATGGGATGTATCGCTTTGCTCTGTTGAATCAAGTATAATGACCTCTTCCGGAGAAAGCGACGGATAGTGGAAACTACCTTCTGAACTCTCTGCCATGATTTCGTACACCTTGCGGAACGCCGCCTCGTGCGTGGTAAAGTGGCGTATCATTTCCTCGTCGCTCGGCGGCATGGGCGGCTCTCCGCAGCTTGCGGCAAACAGGCTTGCTAAAAGCAGGATTATGGCGGGTGTTCTCATATTCTTATGTAGATGATGTTTGACAGCGTTTCGCTTTAAGCGGCAGTGCTGTTTGTTATCTAAATCTTAATGTCTTTATTGGCAAAATCAAGGCACTATTTCGTAAACGGTTCGCTCATTGTTCCTGAAAATGGTCTGCTCAATCTGGCTTCCAACCTTTACGATACTGTCTATGTCCGCATTGACTTTCAGGCTAAGGACGGGAGCGTATTTCAGATGCTCGTAATCGACCGGAGTATTGTTATAGGTTGTTTCGACAATAGGATAATTATGTTCCTTTGCGAACTGTTTCAAGGTATCTATGTAGGGAAGCTGCTCTTTATCCATAGCTTCAAAATCTATGTAAAACTTTCCGTTCTCCAGCACAAAGTAGATGCAGTCCACACCATTGGAACAAATACCTATAAAATCATAATCAGTATTTCCTGCCTGCACGTTTCTCAATACATCCGGCAGTTTGTCTATCGTAATCCGGGCAGCAACCGGGATATTGGAGTTTATACCGTCGTTTTGCGTCACTCGTTTATTCCCATGCCCGCAACTCAATAAACTTAAGATAGAAGTAAATATTCCCATAATTTTTAAGAATCTCATAGTTTTATGCTTATTATTAAGTAGATAATGCCCGATGGATAATCGACCATTAAGGAAGATTGATCCACTTGTTAGCTGCACTTATTCCAATTTATAAATAAGCCCTTTTATTGTACTTGCAATCAATATTTCTTTATCATCAGGAGAGAATGAAATATTACCATAGCCGATATTTGATAATTCAGCCAATATTTCCATATTAGGGAACGTACAAAGTTTTAGATTATCTTCTTGATATAAGGCAATCATCTTGTTGTTATGCGAAAGTTGTATATCCAAACAGCCTTGTTGGTGTTTAATTGGCAGTTCTATATTTAAGGGCAAAATGCGAAAAGCAAGATTGCCTTCTTTCGCAAAGTATAACACTTGCTTTAAATATTCACTATACAGAAAATTTGCATCGTCCAAATCGCAGAATGTTTGTTCAAATGTTCTGTTGTTCATATCAAACCAAAGATAGAAGTACCGATTCTTTTCACTTGTCCCTTCTTCCGGTCTGCGAAACCCGTCAATGAAGTATAATTGGCGCGAAGGGATATAACATATATGTTCATACACTTCTCTCATATCTTCACGGAATCTTGTTTCCTTTCCGTTTTCAATATCATAAACTGATATATAGCCGTATGGAAAATCATACCCCAAATTAATGACATACTTGTTATCATGTGAAATACAAGCGTCACCATCACCATTTGAACTACCTATTTTCGGTTTAAGTTTGCAACGGATTGACATGGTTGCTAAATCATACACAACAAGTTTGCGGTCATTATTTTTAGCCAAGAGCAAGTTGCTGTCGTCTGAAAAGAAAACAGATGCATTGACTACTTCTTTGAACTGTGCTAAATGCCGATATGTTTCATTTTCAAAGATGTTTATCTGACTACTATTAACTTGTGCAATCAAATGTTTGTCGTCTGACATCTTTAGAAAATATGACTTCTTAAAAGTTTGTATCAGTTCCATGCTCATTATTTTTTTATTTGCAGCTAATGGCTAAGCGGGGAACACCGTTAGGTGTTATCACGCTTTGTTAGCTACCTCTTTTGTATTTTCCAATTCTTCAATAGTTCTCAAACACATTCCTTTAATGCTTTTGTTTGAGGATTTCTGATAGACTAAACGCAAACTGTTTAGAATATCCATTCGTTGATTGTCTGTCATAGTACCACCAAAGAAATGATTGTTGCCGTTAGCAACTCCGGTGCAATGCCTTCTTATCCCCATTGTAATGTGACTTATAGTAAGCAGATCTCTTTTCTTTAACATTACATTACAGAATATGTCCCATACATCATTATCCCCCATATATCCCATTATAGAACCTGACATTTGACGGACTATCGTACTTGAATGATGTGCATATTGTTTTGCAATCTCATAAGCTCGTTGCTTAAATTCCACACAAGAGGATTCTTTTGCAAAATCTTTAGCATAACAGCCGTGATCTATATATCTTTCACACACCATAAGCAATATTAATAAATACTCCCAAAGTAACTTTTCTTCTGTTTCTTGATGTAAAACCCGAATTAACTTTTCTCGATTCTCCGAAGATAAAAACCAAGTTTGTACACTTAACGTATCACACGTTTTTCCGAACAGCTCACTACGAGATGCCATAGATATAAAGTTTATACATTTTTTTCGTTGTACTACATTTTCAGATTGTAGCTCTTCCAGTGCGACATCCAATGTTTCTTTGGTGTACTTATACTTTCTCATTTTAATTCAATTTTACATGGTAGCTAATGGGATGTAGATAGCAACCTGTTCGGGTTGCTTATCTACTTGTTGGCAATATTTTTATTCTAATTTAAAATACCATTCCAAAAAAGAATTAAAGTCTTTCCATTGTGGTAATAACTTTCCATTCTGGAAATTGATTAGTTTTTCGCCTAATTCAATTTCAATAACTTCCTCTGTTTTACGATTATAAAAGAAACCACCTTCTGCTTCAAAACTATCTAATGGGAGGTACTCATCTGGTAACTTTAGGATATTCCGAGCAGATTCGATAGCATAACTCAAATCGTCCGAATAAATACTGAACCAACATACATTATACATTTCACTATGCCGCCCAAGAAATGTCATTTCAGTAGTATGTAAATTGAAAAATGCAAAATCGCTATTCAAATCAATACCTAAATTGATTAAAGCAGTTTTGTATTTTTCATCTTCCTTTTCTGAATAAATGCCTTGTTGTTTCAGATGTTCTATTATTTTATTGCTCAGCATAATTGAATGGTACTTTATTCATTTTACATTTTATTGCTAATATTCGGTGGATAATCGACTCTATTAAGAGAAATTTATCCGCTTATTATCAACGAGTTATTAATAGTATTTTTCTATTTCCACCATTTCATTTCCATTATCATCCCAAAATAATGTTCCGCAATCACTACAACTTTTTCCTGCCAGATTTTTTTCGTCTATGTCTGTGTCTAACCCGAAAAATTGTATATTGCCACATTTCGGACAATTTGCGACATAAAGCGGAGTTTTATTTTGGAAAGAAACTAATTTGAACTTCCAGAAAGTCGATTTTATTTTCGTTAATCTATCAGCATCCGTTTTAGGTGCGACAAATATATAATATGTATCATTACCCATATCCAACAAAACAACTCTCAAACCATTTGATTTAAGATGTTTGTCAAAGTATTCAAGTGCAAAAGGCACGAAATCACCTCTTTTAGGTGTATCTATATCTTTATCAAATTGCTGATATACTTCATTGCTTGATATATCTAACTGCCTACCCAATAGAGAAACAGTTCTTTGATTAAAGAAATTGAATAAATAATTATTTCCTTCTTCTCCGCTCCAATCCACAACCAAAGCATATTCTTTACGAATTAGCTCTTCGAGGAGAGCATCATCCTCCTTGATTTTCTTTATATCCATATCTGCAAGTTCTTTCTCTGAAAGAACCTTAGCGAGCATTACTTTGTAATTCATATAGTCTTTTTTCCGTTGATAATATGTAATTATATACGTTTTCCGCTGTATATCTTCGCTCAATTACAAATATATATCATAAGGGCGAAACTTCGGAATATTCGGTCTTCCTTTTTTCAAGGTATGCTTAAAAGCAGTTCTGCGGGTGGTTATTTGGGCGTTCCCCTTCGGGTCGGGCTTTTGTAGGTCTTAAAATTCCATATTCTCCTTTTTATAATTTTTATAGCGAATGTTTAGAACACCTTTCCATTCTTGACTTGGACAGGCGTTTATTAACTGGATATATTTGTCGCCATCATCAATACGTATGACAGATTCCACCAGTTTTAATAAGTCCCACTGCAAATCATAAAAAGAACTCTCGGGAAAAATTTGTACCAATACTTCAGCTTCATCAAATGATATGGGGAGTTGTATTCGCTCTAATAATTCATCATAAGAACGTATAACTTCAACAATGTTATCTGGGTCATTGATGCTTTCATTAGGCATACGACCTAAATCTTTCAATTGTAAAATTTCAGTTCTCATATTATTGTTTTTTTAGAGTTCATGATGTCTGGCAGCTAATCGACCTTTATGGGCGATTGAGGTGCGTGTTAGTATTTATTTTTCATTTTGACCTAAGAAATCAAAGATATTGTTTGATTCTTTTTCCATTTCCAAAGAACCCAAAGCGCCTAAATCATTTGAATATATAGAATTATCAGTGTGGTTACCGACATTTATAAAGTACCCTAAATCCCCATCTTGTCCTATCATAAAATAATTTGGCTCAAAGTCTTTTATTTGATATGTTTGATTTCTTTCCTCTAAATCAGAGTATGAATACAGACATATACCCGAATCATCCACTTCATACACATCACCATCATTGATTTTAGCCAGAAAATCAATGTAAAGTTGCGGAAAAATAATGTTGAGCTTTGCTTGAAGCTCTATAATCCTCTTTTCTATTTCTTTATTGTCGGCAATCATAACTTCATATTATTTATTCCTTGTAATTTTAAGAACCTATTCAGTAGTAATATTAAGATCTTGTTTATTTCTCCATGCTATCCTAAGATAATCACCTCTTATTAAACCTTTATCACGGTAATGTCTAACTATTTTAGAGGGCGACCAATCCTTGCCATCGGAAAATAATGTTCCGATTTCTATTAACTTTTGAAAAAGAACTGCACGCTTTTCTACATCGCCAGTAGGCATTGAAATAGAATAGTATGATTCTACTTTTTCAAATCCAATACTGATAAGTTCATTCTTAAAATTGTCATTATCATTGGCTATAAATATATTATTTCCAGCCAATTCAATAGCAACGACTTTATCTTGTAATTTTTCATTCATCATGTTAAACACTAATGTTTGGTGGCTAACTAACCTTTATAGGAATGTTCAGCCGCTTGTTATAATAAGTTTCCAATATCAAAGCCTAATTCTTTTAATACATTTGTTTGTTCTTTTTGGTATTCTAAAGTTCCACTATGGATAAAATCTTTATTTACAATATAGCTATTGGGGAAATCCTTGTAATACCTCATTAGAAAGTCTGGTATAATTTCATAAGTATTAAAACAAAATAAAATCTTACCAGATTTTACTAATCTAATAAACTCCTCTTTACTTTCACATTGATAAAGGTTCCCATCTTCATGAAAAACTCTGCATTGATCAAGAAATAATTTCATGTTGAAATTAGCAAAATTAGCTAAATATTGAGGGCGTTGCCACCGTGCAATATCTGTACTGTCTGGAGATGATACGACTTTTCCCCATATACCTCGTTTTATAGGAAAAGAGTTACAGCTAAAATAGAGACGATAATGGGTTTGAGCAAATGTCTCTTCATTCAGTTCGCCTTCTAATGATGAAAAAACGCCATAACATTCGTTTGTCAAAAGTCTTACATAATATAATTCACCATTTCGACCATTAATTTTATAAATTGCCCCCAACTCATATTTTGCCATAATGCTTTGATTTTTATTTATTATAATGTTCGGTGTCTAACTTATTATTTAGATGTTAAGCCATTTGTTATCAATCTTCTTTCTATGTAATTTAGTTCTATCTATATCTTTATAGAATAGTATTTCATTTTCATTAATACTATCAAGATATACTAAATCATAAATGTCTTTTACCCGTATTAATCGCATGGAATTAAGTTCTATTACAGATAGCATAAATCCTGAAATACAAAATTTACGAATATACATTGGAATAAATACTAAATTTTCGTGATACAATAATGGACCTCCAAAGCGTTTGTCACAAAAGACTTTCTGCCCATTTACGATAAGATTGCCAACCAGAGGACCACCTTGGCATATTTCATTCAAATTTGTGTATTGAATATGCCAGTTATCTTGTTGTATATCTTTTGTAAATCCCCAAGGAGTATCTAATTTATTTACAATTCCAATGCTCATAAATTTCTATTGATTGATAATGTCCGGTGGCTAACCGACCATTAAGGGAGGTTTAGCCGATTGTTATCGTTCTGTTATCTTGTTTCTATTAATTGCCCTATTTCTCCTGTTTTTACATTAATTGAAAAGCGAAAATCGCAATTTGATATATTGATGAAAAAGTATAAAATTCCATTTTCAACTCTCACATCAACGAAATGTAGTGCTCTACCATAATATAGATTCTCGTAAGTAGCAATAAACAAATCAGACACATTCCAAATTATTTGATTTGTTGCGCTTAAAACATATGCTGAATTGTATTCTCCAGTATATGGATTTTCAACAACACCTATTACATTATCATGTTCTAATAAAATAGCGCACAAACCACCTTTTTCTTGTTTCCGATTATACACCTTTCCATTACATTCCCATGAAATCTCAATAGGAAGAATATCTCCAACAGAGTAACATGATGTTGTACCCGGAGAAATTGGGCGAATATATTTAAATGACTCTATTTTATTCATTCCATTTATTTTTTATGAACGGTAATATGTAATTATCCACGTTTTCCGCTATTATCTTCGCTCAATTACAAATATATATCATAAGGGCGAAACTTCGGAATATTCGGTCTTCCTTTTTTCAAGGTATGCTTAAAAGCAGTTTTGCGGGTGGTTGTTTGGGCGTTCCCCTCCGGGTCGGGCTTTCCGTTACAAGTCCTCGCTATGCTGTGGGCTTTCCCCTGCAATCCCTAACGTGGGTGAAAGGGCTTTCACTGTCTTGCGCTTGCACCTTGGCGCACGGGCTGTCCCGTCCCGGCGTCTGTTTCCGACCATTCCGGCAGGCTGCATGGCCGAAGCCGGACATCGGGACGGAAGGACAAACGGAACACGTCCGTCCGTGCCGTCACACGGGGCTTCGGCTGTTCGCCGAAACTTCCCGTGCCCCGTCCCGCCCGAAAGAGTTCCCCGGCGTTTGTCCGGCAGCCGGAAGCTGACCGTCCTCCCATATACTTCTCCCGCCCGTATCTCCTTGCCTTGGGAAACGGGCGTTCCCGGCTCTCCGGAAGGCTTCTTTTTCCCGCACCCGGCAAGTAACTTACCATTGACTGGAATGACTGACAGGGCATTTTTTCCCTAAGCTGATTGGAAAAACATTGACGAAGGTAGGCGGAGGTGAAAGCAAATCCGCAAAAAATGCCAAATCTCCACCCTGCGGGTAGTATTTACCATTTTTTCAGATGGTTGCAATTCACCTTTTCCGCTATCAATGATGGTCAATGTTCTTCCCAATCAGCCAAGGGAAAAAAAATGGTTGGGGCGACAAGCGATGAAAACAGAGTAATAACGATTAAAATTTGTGAGTTATGGCAACAACGAACAGCACCATCGAAAAGATTGCACCGATGTTCACCGATTTGTTAATCAAGAAAATCGAGTGCTTGAAAACGGATTGGCAAAAACCGTGGATAGCGAGCCTTGAACAAGGTTTGCCCCGCAACATCAGAGGGACGCTCTATAACGGCGGAAATGTCTTGATGTTATTGTTCTACACCGAGTTCATGAAATTCACTTTGCCCGTGTTCCTCACGTTCAACCAAGCGAAGGAAGAGGATTTAAGTGTTTGCAAGGGCGCACGCTCGTTTCCCGTCTATTATTGGTTTAAGTTCGTGGTACACAAGGAAACGAAAAAGACAATCAAGTACGAGGAATACCGCAAGCTGCCCGCAACCGAGCAGGAAAATTACAAGGTCATCCCGCAGATGAAGTATTACAATGTCTTCAACATCGACCAGACCGATTTTGCCGAAAAGCAGCCCGAACGCTACGAGCGTATGAAAAAGGGAGAGCAACCCGAAGACTATTCGGACGGGATGATTTACGAGGCGTTGGACGAGCTTGTCTATCTGCAAAATTGGTATTGCCCCATCAAGGTGCAGTATTCGGACAGTGCCTACTATTCGCCCTCTTCCGACCATATCATTTGCCCGCAGCGTGAGCAGTTCCCGCAGGGAGCGGAATATTACGGCACGCTCCTGCACGAGATGGCGCACAGCACGGGAAGCCCCCAACGGCTGAACCGCACGTTCGGCAGCTTCTTCGGGGATGCGCTCTATGCCCGTGAGGAACTTGTCGCCGAACTTACCGCAGCCCTTTGCGGTGCGTTCTTCGGTTACGCAGCCGCACCGCAGGAGAACAACGCCGCCTATCTGAAACACTGGCTCACCAAGCTAAAGGAAGAACCCGCCTTTTTGGTGGAGATATTGGGGGACGTGAACAAGGCGGCGAAGATGATTGCCGACAAGGTAACCGAACCGATAAACGAACCCGCAGCAGCCTAAGCGGGACAATAAAGGAACAAGAGTATAAACCAACGGGCGGAGCAGTCCGCCCCACTAAAGACATAAGACGATGAAAACATTATCAGAAAAGGAATTTAACGGGTTAAACATAAAAGCTATGTTTACCGAGAAGGTGGAACAGGCAAAAAAAGAACTGTCTCCACTCATGCAGGAGGTAAGGAAGTACATACCCCAAGCGGAATACGGCTACCACGTGGTAAGCGGTGAATACCCCGCATTTTACGGCGTGCGCATAGAGTTCACGTACAACGGCATCCGTTTCCATGTGTACAGGATAAACAAAGAGAACAAATACAGGATAGCCACCGACATGGAGCATTTTGAGTATGTCAACCGCTACGACATCGAAAGGGCGGGCAGCCAATACGAAAAGCCGTGCAATATCGGCGTGTTCACCGCCAAGAAAATAAACGATTGGATAAACTACTGCACGCAGATATACAGGCAGGTGGAGCAGGCAAATGCGGAGAACGCCCGAAAGGTAGCCGACTTCTTGAAAAGTATCGAGAACGAACCCGTAAGCTGGGAACGTAGAAACTATGCGAAAGGGACGATAACCCGCAACGGCTTGCGCTTCACTTTCTACATAGAGAAAGGACACCTCTCCTTTGAACTGTCCCTAAGTTATCGGGGAACGGCTGATTACGACACTTTCCGGCTGTTGGCTGATAACCGCTATATCCCGAAAGGAAACTATTAAACAACC